GTGACGACAGCCATGCTGAGAGAGCTCGAAAAAGCCATCTCAGAGGATGCCCAAGCCGAGATAAGAGTGTACGCAGGCGGATGCGACATCCGCGTAAAATGGAACTCCGGTCTCCGAGAGGCCAACTTAAACCTCGGTGCAGAGCAATTGGCTCAAGTGCAAACGTTCAGAGAAGAAAAAATGCGCAGAGCGTGGGACCGAGTAATTGAAAGGCTTTGCGCTCTGAGAGACATCAAGTCCTCTTAAAAGGATTGGGTATGAAGGTCATTCCAACGCGCCGATGCCGGCCAGGCTCGTGCGGGAGCAACTTAAAACCGAACCGATACTCACCTCGCCCCTTAAACCAGTAAAAGCCTGTATACATCCTCCAGCCCTGCTTAGCATAAACAAACTGCCAACCCGGTAGATAGTTATCGACCCGCTCATTGCCCTTGTGCCGCACATAATCGCAGTCTGCCTGGCTGACCGAAAACATGCGGGACTCTGTCAAACCGTTTGCGGGATTACGAACCACCAACCAGTACCAATTGCTCGGAAACCGCCCCGCGTACTTAACCAACGGGTTATACGCTTTCTGAGTTAAATACGCATGATTGCCTTTGATGCCATAGTCGGGGTTGTCCCACCAGGCAGCGATTCTTGGGAGCTTATTGTTGCGTGAAAAGGGAAGAGCCAGTGTAACAACAAACGGGCCCAACAAGACGACAATGACCCGCAGCAATGCCAAGGGAAGATCCACCAATAAGAACCACGTATAAATCATGCGCCCACCAAACCATTAAAGTTTAGAACCGACTGAAAGTGCTGACTAGGATGCGGATATGGAGTCTCAGCCACGTCCACGATCAGCGCATCAATCACCGCCTGCACCTGCTCCTCCGTCACGCCATATTCGGACCATTCCACGGGCGGTAGATTGCCCTCTTTGGCTTGGTAAAGCGTCTCTCGGAAGTCTGGCAAGGATGCTTGGTGCAGCATCCCGTAGTGCGTGATTTCGAGTTCAGTGCTATCAGACTCTGCCGGACCAAGTGGGACGGTGAAGTTCTGCTCGCCAAGTCCAAAAGCTGTGCCGAGAAGGTTGGCCGCTTGGAGGTTGGCCGCTGGTGTCAGGATTACTAGGGATTTTTTCATGCCAGATCCTCCTCGGGGATGAGTTCTTGGATGGACAAACTTCCAATAGTTATAGATCCGTTGTCACCTCCAGCATTTAAAAAGCTCAGGTTGGCATTATTGCTAGGAGACGCGAAAAAAATCACATGCTTACCGATACCGGAAAAGACCCGACTGGCAATATCAGAACCTGCGGAGTCTTTATCAATCGCCAATAAAACGCTATCGGTCTCGTCAAAGATTTCAAAAGTCAGTTTGTAATACGCGCCCGGCTGAACCGCCAAGCCGTCATCGGGTCCGCTGCCGATGCGAGCACTAGCATCGACACCATTAACCTCCGAAAGTGTCAGGCCCCCGGAGCTAGAATCGTATAAAACGCTACCGGCTGTTGAGGTGAAAATAGAAAGATCGGTGTAATTTCCTGTCACCAACTCAACACCACTAGGCACTAGTCGCCCCTTAGCCCCTCGCCCCTTGTAGTAATCCACAATGGCTCTCTGCTCGGCGCTGGTCAGTGACTTACCCACGGGCACCCATCCGATAATGTCACCCAAGGCAGGCAGAATGCCGGCAGTGTTCGGCAGGTTCTTAGGCCCGATCTCAAGGTCACTTCCGGCCGCTACGGTTACGTCCTTGTCGATCCAAGAGCCTTCGGTACCGCATACCACCAGATCGCCGGTAAAGCCGTCAGGGAAGGTCTGAGCCATCTTGTCGTCTACGTGGTCGAAGCGGAGGTATTCAATGTGCTGTTCGCCCTCAACATAAACATCCAGATCGGAAGTCGGCTCTGACCCAACAGGACGCCTGCCCAGCACTGGCTTGAGGGAGGAGTTCGGCTGTAGGGCGTGGGTGCCTTTGAGTTCGCGGACAGAAATGTTGTCTATAATTGCTGTGTCACCAACGCTTTCACCGAGCGCATCTATGCCGGCGCGTATTCTGTAAGCGCTTTTAGTTGCCGCAAATATAGCTTGAACTTTTCCAGGCTCTGCTCTAACAGAGCCAACGTTAGCGTCCAATACATAAAAACCAGCTCCAGGAGATGTGCTTAGATCAGCGCCCAAAAATGACTTTACTTCAGCAGTTACAACATAAACGCTACCCGGCTTGAAACCAGAAACAATCTGATCTACACCTATAGCATTGCCGTGAAAGCCGTTATCTATAACTTCAAAACGTAAGGCATCAGAGTCAACATTTACAGACACAAAAGAAGCGTAACCAACTCTCCACTCTGCTAAGCCAGCCTCAAAACTACCATCAACAACCAACTCAGCCCCAAGCGCCTCATTCCCCAGTTTATCCAGCACATACTGAACGGTATCCCCGTACCCTGCCGGTACGCCTTGGTTGTTCGTCAAAATTAATTCGTTATTCATCGTTAGGCTCCCTCACTGGATGCGTCGATAAAGGCGCCAGTTGCACCCTCGAAGAATGCGGCTCTCACTGGAATTTCAGATGGGTTTTTGACGAGATTGACAATATCGGTGCGCAATCGCTGCTCAAGTTCATGCTGCGCCTGCTGCTGACCAGTCGCCGTGAAAAATGTTGCAATCATCGATTCGACATTCGAGTCGTTTCGATACAACACAACCTGTGTGTTGTCAGCCGACAGTACTCGGAAGAACTCTCCGTCTACAGTTCCGGCAATGCCGGATGCAACATCCGGGTAAAACGCGGCCTGATCCTGAATTGCCGATAGACTCGCCTGTGCAGCCAGTTCGGAAGCCTCAGCGGCATCCCTGGCTGCCTGAGCATCTGTCAGAATCTGATCGCTGGGGGATGTCCGAATCAGCGCCGCTGTTCCACCGTCGTTCTTGTAAAGTGACAGATATCCGCTCGAATCTGCGGCAGGTACCGTGAAGTACTCGCCATCCGAGGTGTTGCCGATGCCTTCCGACGTATCGTCATATGTGTTCGCAGCACCCTCAGCGGCCAAAGCCTTGTCAGCCGCAACGGCAGCATACTCGCCTGCAGATTGAGCACTGCCAGCAGCCTCGCCAGCCTTGGTGTTGACGAATGACGCCAGTGTGTTTGCCTGCTCTGCAAAGGGCTGCAGATCCGTCAGCAATGCGTCAGCCTTCGCTGTGAATTGATCGCCGTCATCGGCGCGGCTCGGAGCCTCTGAGAGGTCTTCTATTTGGGGTACGGTGCTCATTGTGTGAGTCCCTCAATTTCCAGGTTGTAGTCCGAGTAAAGGGGTCCACTCAGGACCATGTCGAAACTGGCATAAAAGCCATAGATGATTGTCTGCCGCTGGCTTTCGGCACCAATGTAGACCACCGGCTTTGATTCCAGGGAAGCCAGCAGCTGCTGAACGTAGGCAATCTGTGCGGACGGAAGGCTTACGGGCAGGTTGGCCGTCTTTGAAAACCCGCGTTTGATGATGTCGAAATTTCCAAATACATCGCGCTCTTTGCGGCTAAAGCTGTCTATGCCTGTCTGTGCGCCGAACTGGCTATCGCCGATCCGACGAACCGAGCCCAATATCAAAGCGCCCACTTTCACGGGCACCCCAGCGCTGGAGAGCGTGACCCGGATCCGAGCGTTCCGATACGGCGGGAGTTTGGTAAACGAAAACTCCTGACGATAGGAAATCGGCTCAAAGAAATACTGGTACCAGTCCGTCGCAGCCGAGTTATCGATCAGCGACAGAGAGCCGGTGTCGAACACCACCGCGTCCGAGCTGTCCAAAATCTCTAACTGCACTGATCCGGCCTGCAACCCAAACAGCGCAAGGCCATCCGCAATGCCTTCAACCTGCAGGACCACCTCAAGATCGCCTTCAGTCTCGGTGACGGAACCGATTTTGCCGTCGAACATCCGAAGGGAATTAACGGGTCCGAGATCCAGCCAGGCACTCTCCAATGCACCAACGTCAGGCCGCGTTTGCGTCGCTTGTTGCGCCTCATAAATGCGATTTTGAAAAATCGTGCGCTCCCCAGACTCAAACTGAGGGTTTACGTTCCCAGAGGGCGCGGAAAGCGTGGATTCGAGAATGAACTGAAAGCCTTGATCGATGTCGGTAAGAGCCAGTTCGCCGGATGACAGCGCAAGGTTTGCCCATTTTGACGCACTGCCAACATCATAAGAGCTGACCGCGACGGTCTGCGTTGTTTCGTTCACTCGGTCGGCTGCGACTAGCTGATTTTTGGGGGATACACCGAGCAGATACAGCATTTGCCCATCGCTGCTATAGATGCCAGCCAGAGCGCCTCTGGTGATGAACGGCAAAAAAGAGTCGACGCCTGCTGTTCCCGGTATACGAGTTTCAACGCGATTCACATAAGTGACAGTGACTTCGTTAAAGCCCGGGCGACTGATTAGGTCTGTGGCCTGTATTGGCAAATCCTCGACTTGAAAGTTGCCGTTTGCAATTTCGAGCGTATAGAGCTTGTACGGCGATCCACTAAAGTTAATGTTCGACACGCCAACAGCCATGCAGCGGGTTTCGTCAGAACTGAACGCGATATGGGCACTCGTGGCAAAGGTGGAAAATTCTTGCTGCTCAACGACAAAGGTGCTGGCATTAATTACACGAAACCGGGAGCCCATGGTTGCCAGGTAAGCGCCCGACTCTGAGAACTCCACGGTATCGACCGCGCCAAGATTGAAATCAATGGCGCCGTTTTGCAGATCCATGACGACCATGACCCCGGAACTCAGAACGAAGGCCACGGAAAGCTCATTGGGCGAAAGTCGCACTTGCCGAAACTCTGACGCGACGCCGCCCGTGTTCAAGGCTTCAGAATCGCCAATGCCATTTACGTCGTAAAGTACCAGCGTCTCGTTTGGCGCATTGCCTGTCACCTCCGCAACCAGCCTTGATTGATTTTGCGCTCGGCTGTAGACGAAAACTTGTCTGTCGTTATGGTAGGCAATCGTATCGCCGCGATAATCAACGGTCTGGCCTGGGAAGTTCTGCGGGAACTGGACGCCCTCAACTTGCCAGGCTGGCAGCAGCTCATCCTGCGCGTTTGTGCTGATCACATTGGCCTTGGTGATCTCAATCGGATCGATGATCTTCATGACCGAATAAGCACTCCATCGTAGTCAAGTCGCTTGAGGCGCTTGGATGTATTGAAGGCGTGCGTGACCAGAGACCCTTGGGTGTGCGACATGTCTTGACGGAAGGTGCGCAGCTCTCGAAGCAGATCCTGCATAACGGCCAGTCCGCGATCGCTTTCAACGCCGGCACCACCCACAAACACCGGCTGCGATGACGGAACCGCCATTTGCACGGGCGAGCCGAGGGCGCCTTGGATCCCGCGCAACGCGTCCAGCTGGCTTTGCTGACCCTCCTGCAGGATCAATGTCTGGCTTTCGAGAGAAGAGAGCATCCGCTCTTCAACGGTCACCTGCTCATCGGTGATTGCCTGCAGATCTCCCAACAGCTGGTTGGTCTGCACGAAATCGCGCAGATAGTCCTCGTAGCTGGCGAAATCGTTGGCCGACAACCCGGTGACTGAATCAAGCGCCTCATTGAGCCGGCTACCCGCCTGGACCTGGCCGGCATCAACCATCTGCTGGAGCGTCGAGCGAGCGGCATCACGGCTGTTTTCGCCTTGTCCTCTAACGGAGGTCAACCGATCGATCGCGTTCGCCACGGCATCGGACGCCTCCAGCGCCGAATCCAGACGAGCCCGCTGGGCATCAATGAGATCGTCGTTACGATCTTCCAGCATGCTGTAATAGGTGTCTGCCGCTTCTCGCAGGCGCAGGAGCGTGGCGATGTTCTCGGCACCCGACTCGGTGGATCCGTTCTGCGCCTGCACCAACTCGAAGTAGCCCTGGCGGGTTTCCGGCAATGTGAGATTGACCTGTCCCAGCGCTCGGTTGATATCGGATTGCGCAATCTCGAATTGCTGAGCATCGGTGGCAAAATTGTTAATGAAGCTCTGCATGGAACCGATGAAGCTCTCCAGACCGCCGGAAGCCTCAATCAGCCGTTCAGAGGCAAGCGCCAGATTTCGTCCGGACAGTTCATCAAAGCCAATGCCAAGGCGATGGACTGCCTCCTCAGCCACCAGCGTCTGGTTCGCTACCCTGGAAAGCGTTTCTCCGAGACCTTCACCTGCTCGCTGAAACTCGCCCAGGAAAGGGATCACCGCCTCAGCCGCTTGATCAAAGATACCGCTGAATACGGCCTCAAGTTCCGCCGCCTGCTCCTCAGCATCGAGCCCTTCCAGGCTGATCTTTTGAGTCTTGACGCGGAACTCTGACAGGGCGTCTTCAATGGCAGACGATGAGAAGCCCAACGCCTCCGCACCGGCAACCACAGAATCTTGAATCCCGCCGAATACCAACGATATTTGCCGTTCAGCGTCAGAGCCTAAGCGCTCGAAGCGGTCAAACCGATCATCCGAGCCAAACCATCCACCGTCCTCTTCAATGGAGGCGAATGCCTGCGCTGTGTAATACCGATCCCCGTCTCTGAAGCCGCGAATCATCTCATCCAGTGTTGCGCCAAAGAGCTGAATCCCGACATCTTTAATCTCTTGGCCTCCGCCAAACACCGCGCCGCCGATATCCGAAAGTAAGCCGCCGGTAAGGTCATCGAGGAAGCCAGCCGTATCTGAGAACAGACCGCCCAACACACCATCCAGTACGTCGCCAAAGGGTCCGAGCAGACCCGTAAACAGGCTCATTGGACCGAGTCCTGTCGCAAAGCCTCCGGGACCAAAGGCAATGCCGAGACCGCCCATCGCCAACTGATCCTGACTAAAGCGATCGTTGGTCTGAAACTCAATGCCGTCTCTGGCTCTCGCCACGCGGCTCGATGCCCCACTGATCCCGGCCTGCAGGCTTTGGAGAGCCCGAAGCATGCCCTGGTTGATACCGACCAGCTGCCCGATACCTGTCTCAGATCCTTCGACCGCACGAGCGATCGACTCAGATTTGGCATCAATGCTGCCCAGGACTGTTCCGGTTCCCTGTGCCCGTTGACGCGTCTCTGTGGGATCCCAGTCGCTTCCAGAGAGCCAGTCGGACACCTCCGCGATGGCCAGCTGGGCCACGCCACCGGCGACGGCTCCGGCAATCGGGCCGGCAAAGGCAGCGCCAATCTGGGCGAAGGCGCCGCTGTTGGCGGTGATATTGCTCGCCAGGGACTCGGTCACTGATTTGCTAACAATGCCTGAGATGGACGTCGCAAGGGCAGCGCCGATCGCATCGCCCACGCTGTTCCAGTCCCCGGAAGCAATGGCATTCTGCAGGGATTGCGCCACCGAATTCGCAGTTGCCTCAAACGGATTAGCGAATTCCTCAGCCGATTCCTCCGCCGCCTCTTTGAGCCCGTCGCGAATCCGGTCCTTCATGGCCTCAACTTGGCGCGGGTCGAGGTTTTCCAGGGCGGCGTAACGATCAATGATGTCAAAATAGCGCTGGGCCTGGCTGACCTCGGCAGCGCTGGGGTACAACTCCTCGCGGATTGCCCGAAATTGTTCCGCAAGGCTCTGCCGCTCTCGGGCCGCCCGTTCTGCTGATTGCTCGGCTTGCTCGATCGAGTTTTTCAGCTGTACGTATTCTTCCGCCTCCGCTGCGGTCAGGCCCTGGGATTCCAGCCGGATTTTCAGCAGCGCCTCTTCCAGGATCTTTGCCGACTCGCTGACCTCAATACCCGACTCGATCAGAGCGTTGCGCGTGCGCAGGGCCACGAGCTCTTCCATGAGTTTTTCGACACCAGACGTATCAACCGGCTCCATCGGCTTGTCCAGAGGGTTTCCGCCGGGGATGGTGGGTGTCTCATTCAGTAGGGCGTTCTGAGCTTTTCTGGCGGCTTGTAGCTTTGTCTCCAGCAGCTCGATGTCTTGCAAACGGTCATTAATCTGGGCCTTTAGAGTCGCGCCTTGCAGCGCTGAAGCGCCATCGTAGAGCGAGGCCGCACCACGGGGCTCAGACTCTGGCAGATCGTCCAGCTCGGTTTTGAGCTGGGCCACCTCGCCACGAACACCAGCCAGCTGCTGCTCAAGATCGGAAATCAGATCCAGGCGGCCAGTCGCTGACAGGTCACGGAACGCGCGGTTGACCTCATCGATCGCCTCGGCCGTCGTCTGGGCAGCCGGCTCGACCAGGCCCAGCTCTTCCCGAAAGGCGTAGATAGACCCTGCAGCCACCGCCACCAATCCGATCGGACCGCCAAGAACCGCCAAAGCACGAGACGCAACGCCGACAGACGTCGCCAGGGCCATCTGACTGGCCGCCGCAACCCGAGATGTGGTCACCAAAGACGCTATGGCCATCTGATATCGGGCGGCCTGGATTTGGCCGGCGACAAAAGACGCCGTAGCGGTCCCAACACCCGCCGCGAGGCGCCCACCGATCAGCACGGCAAACACCTTGGCGACATCGCCCACGGTGTCCAGGTTCTCCGATAAGGTCTCGGCGCTCTCGGACAGCGTCAAAATGGCCGATGAGGCGAGAGAATTGGCACCGGCCTCGCCGATTTCCCGGAACAGGGCGTCTATGTTGTCTTGCAGGTTGGAGCTGGCGCCGCCGAGCGTGGCCATCTGACGCTGCATAGCCGAGGCAAACTCAGTGTTACCAATCTTCTCAAGGTAACGCACGATCTCATCGGCATTGTTACCGATCGTAGTCGTCGTGCCCTGGAAGATGAAAGAGACCTGATCGCCTTCCTGGCGGGCCTTGATCCCGAACTCTTTGAGGCGTTCAAACTCGGAGGTACTGGCGTCGGCTACCGCTTCGATCATCTGGTTCAGATCGCGCCCCATGGCCGATGCCGTGTTGCCAAAAGACGTTAGAGCCTCGGTTGTGGGGTCCAGCCCTAACGCTTTCATCTTGACGAAGCCATTGACCGACTGATCCAGGGTAAACGGCGTGGTCTTAGCAAATTCTTCGAGGGTTTCCCAGGCAGCGGTTGCCGCCTCAGTGGACCCGGTGACGGTCGCCAGAGACGCTTGCAGCCGCTGGGTCTCGGTGTTGACGTCAATGAGGCTGCCCACCAGGCGCCCAGCGCCCAGGGTAGCCAGAGCGCCGGCCGCCAGGGTGGCGTAGCCGCGCATGGTGTTCAGGGATTGCCCGGCCGTGTCGGCAGAGTCACCGACGGTGTCCAGGCCACGAGCCCCTCGACCGGCGGCGTCACCGGTCCGATTCACTGAGCGATTGAGCTGCTCCACCTGCTCACGGCTGGCACGCACCTGACCGGTCAGGCCCTGGCCGTCCGCCGTCAGTTTGAGTTTCAGTTCAAGCTCGCTCATTTACTGTCTATCCTGCCGTTCCGCAAAGCCTTCGATCGCGCCGGCTTCGATGATCTGGATCTGTTCAAATATCTGGCCCGGGGCGTCCACCTGGCTGAACTTCAGAACCACGTCCACCGCGCTGTAATCCAGCCCGGTCTGAACGCCTGCCATCCCGGCGTATCGCCACTGGGTCGCGCATTTGAGAAACACCGTCAGCGCCTCCCAGTTTTCCGGCAATACCTCAAACTCTTTGTCGTCCTCCCGAAATAGCGACTCAGGCCGTATGTCGAGTCCAAACGCCGCCAGATCTGACTCCAGGCCACCGGGGTCCGGGCGGTGGCCCAGGACCCAAAACCGGCCCGCCGCCCTCAGGTTCGCGGCCGGTTCTTTTTTGTGATCGATTCCTGGTAAGCCGCCACCAGCGCCACCGACACCGCCGGGTCGTCTTTCAGGGCCTGCAGCAATGCATCACCCTGCAGGGGCCGACCGTCCTCACCCGGCACCTCAATGCCGTCAACGCCAACCAGGACCAGATCCAGCAGCTTTTTGTCTGCGTTTTCCGGATCGCGGATCTGGGAGTTGGGCAGCACTTTGAACGTGGCGGTGAACTTCCCGGTCTGTTCTTTTTCGCCGTCGAAGATCACAACCGATACCGGGTACTGGTAGCTGCGTTGGGTATTTAGTTTGAACATAGGGGCCTCTTACTTGACGGTGATGACGAGTTCGTCGTTGCCGGTGTCCGGGTCAATGCCCAGAGGCAGGGACAACATTTGAACGCCGTTCTGGTCCTGCTCGGTCGGACTGCCAGAGCGGACTTTCGGTGCGGTGAACTCGATGATGTTTCCAGCGGTCTTGCCGTGGGTGACGGCCAGCGCGCCCTGGGCGGCTGTTTTGGCCTTCTGGTACAGGTCGAGCGTTGACAGGGCAGGCTCTTCCACCACAGCGGTACCGGTCGGCTGGCGATCCGTAATCAGATGGCTGGTCGGCTGGCCCACGATCTGGTGCTTCACGGTGTTGACCGCCAGATCAATGGTCAGCGACTGGAAGCTCAAATCAGCGCCGTGCAGGCTCAGGGCACTGGTATTGGCGTTGGTGACCGGCTCGGGGTGCTGGAACGCACTGGTGTCTGCCTGCGGGATCGCGGTGTTGCTGATATCGCCGAGCAGACCCATGAATCGGAAGGTCATGTACGGGATGTTGTTGGTGCTCAAATCGAACCGCACCGTGCCGCGTCCACCTGTGAACTTGTGCAGAACACCGTCCCGATGGATGTAACAGGTGATGGACTCTTCGGAGCCGGTGATCGGGTTGTAGGCCACGGACACGCCGGCGTCTTCGGTCTCGGCAAAACCACAGGCACGCAACAGCGGCCCCCAGGCCGGAGCGTCACCGGCGGTACCGGATCCTGCCAGCTCCACTTCCAGCTCCAGTTCCACGTGCTTTTCGCCCGCGACTTGCTCGGAGTTGCCAAAGTGGGCGCGAATCAGGTTGCGGTCAATATCCTCGCCTGCCAGCGGAGTCGTCCGCACGGTCCGGCAAAGGATGGCATTGGCGGACGTCGTCGGGCTGGCATCCGTACCGTAGGTTGACTCGATCATCGCCAGCACCACGCGCCGGCGCATTTTGAATCCAGACATAACTTACTCCTTCTTGTCGGAGGTCTGTTTGGCCGCGTCCGGGCTGGTCGCCGGCTCCGCTGCCTTGGGTTTGGGCGCGCCATCTTTGGCACGCTGGTACTGGCCACCGCTCTGCGGCAGCTTCACGCGACGCTTTGTTGGGTTTTTCATGGCTTCCACCAATACTCCGTTCGAAACGCATCCACCCAGAACAGGGCGTTTTTGCTCATGGTTAACAGTTGCCCGCCGTGCCAGGTGACCTCGGTGTCATGCACAAGCACGGGCGTGGTGAAGTACTCGTACCAGGTCCGCGAGGGTGTCGCGGTACCGAATGGGGGCGGTGTCCATCCGATCAGCTGGCGAAGCATCGGCAGGCGCAGCCAGTCCAGTTCGTTCGCCATCCGACCGCCGAGGGCCTGGTTGCCTCGCTGGATGCCGGTCACCACCAGGACTTCCACAATCACCTTGTGCCTGGCGCTGGCCGTCATCGGCGTGGTCTGAACGGTTTCCCGACCCGGAACCACAATCAGCGACGGCAGATGCCGGGCCTGCTGTGCCGCCGAGACATCCGCCGCCACCGTTGCAGGCACATCGCGGGTTGAGATCCGCTCTACCCAGGCCGCCAGATCGGTCATCAGATGAACCCTTTGCTGTCATCTCGCCCCCAGACGCGCCCACCGCTTTGCATTTCAGCCCCGTCATTCGATTCCGGTGACTCGCCACTGTCGGAAAGACCCAGTGACACCTGGCCAGAGGCCAGTTGTTTGAGCAGCGCAACCGCTGACTTGTAGCGGGCTTCGACCACATCGCCTTGGTTATCGTCGTGCAGGAAATAGCGAGCAATATCAGCGCACACCCGGACCAGGACCGTCGGGACACTGGTCAGGGGCAGTTGGTAACGCGCAGCCAGGTAGCCGTCGATTTCAGCCGAGGCGTCCTCCAACGCCACGGTCAAAACCGACGAGTCAATCGACCCGGTGCCGGAGCGGTCGGTTAAATTCACCAACTCCCGCTCACCGAACCGTTCGACCAGGTCTGCCTGGCTGGCGTAACTCATGCGCGTCTCACTGTGATGTGCGGATCCGCCTCTAACGCTTCGGCGACATCCTCGGTGACGGTGACAGTGCGGGGATCACGAGTGACCACCACACCGGCGCGGATACGACGCTCCAGTCGAGTGACCACCTCCAGCTCGACGCCGGAAGAGGTGCCATCCTTGGCAGGCCCCCGCTCCTTGCTCGGTTGCCCGGTCTCCGTAGCAGTGCTCTGCTCGGTTTCCGGGGCTTTGGCGTCAGGCTGCTTTGCAGCAGCCTTGGCCGGCGTTTTCCGTGCAGCCATCGGTTAACTCCTTAGCTCAGCCAGGGAGTGACCAGCAGCTCCGCAGAGTTCTGGTACACGTTGGTTGCGCCGTTGGCATCGCGCTCTGCCTTGAGCACTTCAAAGGCTTTCTGCTCAAGGGTGGGCGGTACCACCAGCAGTGTCGGACGCACACCCATCGGGCGGCCGCCGTCGGCCTTGAAGTTCATCATGGCCGTGCGTGCTGAGGCGTAATTCTCGGCCGTCAGCGGCTGCTGGGACTTGTAGGCCATCTGCCAGAAGCCAAAGCCAACGTTGGAACGGGCCCGGACGCCATAGCGGTACTCATCCGCTGTGAACACGTGCTCGTCATCGTTTTTGGTCATCTGCTGCAGGTCGGCAGGAATCCGCTCCTGGTAGATGATCGGCTTGATCGCACGACTGACGTCCAGCAGGTACCAGGCATCACCAGGACTGGAGCCCGGGATATCCTGGTTGGCCACCAGAGTCGCCGTGCCAGTGCCGTCCACATTCGGGTAAACCGGATGCTCATTGTCGAAGAAGTTCTGGCCGTCGTAGCACAGGGTGCTGCCACCGGCGGCCAACAGGGCAAACACCAGCTCATCCGGATGAATGGCAGCGGCACGCCCCATTTCCTGGAACAGCATGCTGTAAGCGCCAATGTTGTCGTCCTCGATGTCGGTCCGGGCAACGCCCACGGTGGACTCGAACAACTCATTGGTGATTTCGTAGCCGTGCGCCTTCATATCCTTGATGACGCGATCGCCCACCCACTTGCGGAATTGCGGGAACTGGCCCAGCCATCCGTAAGTGTTGGACCGGGAGGAGCTGCCCACGCGGGACGCGAGGCGATCCCACTGAGGCTCCGCCATGGTTTGACCAGCCTGGTATTCGGTCTCGAAGCTGGTCATCAACGCGGTAAGCAGTGACGGGGTAATAATCATGCCTGGTTCTCCTCAACCTTGACGCCCTTGGCCTTCAGGAACTGTTCAGGCGTCTGATTCATGTGGCGGCACACTGCCAGCTCTTCGTCGCTCAGCTGGTTGTCGCCTTGGGGCGGCTTCTTGCCATCGGTTTGCTGGCTGCGCAGCGCTTCCAAAGGCTGAGCGCTTCCCAGAAAGCCGCGAAGGGCAGCGATATCCTTTTTACCCAGATCCCGCGCCCAACTTTCCAGAGACGGCATCAAGCGGCCATCTTCCAGCCCTTCGCTTACCAGCTTGTCCACTTCGCCGGTGGTCAACTGGCTAGAAAGTGCTGCAACGCGCTCGTTCAACTCATCGAACGCCGCTTTGGGCACGAATTTCTCCGGGTCAGGGTTTCCACCCTTGGCCCGCAGTGCGGTCATGTCGTCTTCGGCTTTCTGGGCTTTTTCCATCAGCGCCTGAACAGCCGCTCGAACCTGCTCAGGCGTGGCGTCTTCGCCCAGGCCCAGCATTTCCAGCAGTTCTTTGTCCACGGGTGTAGCCTCCTCGTGTGGTTGGTGCAGATAACGGGCAGCCGCCACATCGGCGATGCCATCAATGGCCGGGTTGTTGGTCACCGCTGCCATTAGCAGCTCAGTCACCGCACCGGTGTTTTTGTCGAATTTGAAAACGGGGGAGAGATAGCGGTACTCATCGCCTTCAATCAAAGCAGCGGCCCGCTCGGTCCACTGGACGTCCACCGCATACAGACCGTCGCCTTCTCGCCATTCCAGGGTGTTGAACCAGGCAGCCGCAGGGGCTGGGTTACCGGAGGTTTCTGCGTAAAGGGTCTGGTGCTCGTAGTCGATCACGAACGGGGTTTGACGTTCGGTGGCCATGGCCACCAGCTGGCGAGCGGCATCGGCAGTGACCTGCCACCCCTTCAAACCTTCCGGGCGGCCGTCTCTGGCACGGAACACACCAGCCGGGAACAGCTGGATTTCTGCGCTGGGCTTTCGAAGCCTTGCCGTCAGGGCGGCGATTTGAATGCGGGGTGACGTTTTCATGGGGCCAGTTTGGGCACTGGCTTGCATGCGGGGAACGCGAATGGATTCGGGTGCTTTTTGGGGTAGTAAACGGGTCGATTGGGGAGGGGCGGAACGCGTTATTCAGCTTTTCACGATCCGCCGGGGTGATCAATAGGCGTTAGACCCGCGTTAGAAACTCCCTCACGTGCCTTTTGTGTGTTTTCTGGTGTGGTTGGATGCCTTCGGCCCTAAAATCGATTACAGGCGATCTGAGAGCGTCATTCAAAAGCGCCGGCAAGGTGCTCCCTGGCGATCGCCAGAATATCCTGCTCATCCGTCGCTGAAAAGCCCAGAAACGGGCGGGCCGGTATGGTCCGGTTGGGGATCATGCTGTCTGGGCTTGTCTGGCCACCGAACTGCTGCATGGCCGCGTATATCCGATTGCTGCTTATCTCTAGGGAATCGTTGGTTACACTGGCTGAGAGTTGCTCCTTGAGATCACCTTCTTGGATAAGGATCTTGTCGGTGTTCTTTGGCTTGAGCCCCAGCGTCGTCGGTGACAGCGGCTCCCAGGGCTCGCCGTCCGGCCCTTCCTGATCCTCGAATCGTTGCCGGGTGCTGTTAATCAGGCTTTCGCCGATATCACTAAGCGCCGGTTCCAGCGTCCCCGATCGGCGCAAGAGGTCTTGAAAGGCTTGCTGGACAACCCGGTCGTCCAGCGTTAGTTCGAGTCGCGTGCCCGCCATCTTCTAACGGCTCCTGTTAACTGCTAAACTTCGATTTCCGGTGTTCTTGAATGGCTGCACCCGATGTTTTAAGAGCAACAGCCGGCCTTTCGTGCAGGAAAGGCAAGGGCCTCTCCCTACTGACGCTGATACAGCAGCTTTCCAACCCTCTTCGCGTTCAAACGTCGCGGACTCATACGAATAAACGTCCACCCCACCAGCTGGCCAGCAACCGCTTCCATGACCATCATGGTGCCGCGCTCCTTGGTACTCTCAGCGACTTTGAGCGCCCGAACACGTAGGGCAATGCGCCCCGTTTTCCGGTTGCGCTCAAACGTGGCCCAAACTTCCGCTGGGTTGTCCAGCACTGCGGGAATCCATGGGATGAAACGCGATCGCTCGGGACTGAGATGATCGCCGAGTGTCTGAGCGTTCACGACCAGCGGGTACGTAAATGGTCCTGCAGGCAGTTCAAAGACCCGCTCTTCTGAGCCTCCCAGCGACGTCCTGATTTCCGAAACGATGGCAGTTTTTGTGTCGACGTTCTGTGCAAGCGGCGTTGTAAGCCGATCCACAGGCAATTCTTCTGGGAGCCCCAGAGACCGCCAATCGTCCTCGGCCAGAGACTCCCACTGCCGGTCATTGGCTTCCACATAGGCGCGTTCACTCACAGGGCGCCCCCACGCGGCCTCTCCGACGTTGTAGCGCCACCCCTCACCAACGCCCTCGGTGCTTCCGGGATCGGTTGGAGCGTCGTCTGGGCCCGCTTTGCCGAGACGATCAAGATCCCGCTGGGCCAGGCTCTCGACAAAACACTGGCAGCCCCACCCATTGGGCGGATAGTGGATATCCCACCAGGGGTCATCGTGGCGCAGGATCAGGCCGTCCCAGCTTTTATGGTCCACCCGAGGATTCTCTACCGCGATGCTGTGGCGGTACCGCCAGAACGGGCGGGCCTGGGCGGTGGCCTTCATTTGCTTGTATCGACCGGCGTGGTAACTGGTCCGCAGGTTGGTCTGGTAGATGATCCGCGTTCGCCAGGCACGCCCGGCGGCCGATCGTTCGCCGGTCCATCCGGTCCAACCCCGGCGCTCGACGATTTGCTCGAAGTCCTTGCGAAACTCTTGCAGCGTCGTGCCTTTGGCGATCGCTTTATCAATCGCCTGGCGAAAATCCGCCAAAAGATCATCTCGCATGGCCCCGGCCACCACGAACGCCCTGGCGTTGGACGCGCCCTGGATATCCCGGAAGGTCCGTGTCGGCAGATTGATCTTTTCCCGGAAGAACGACAGCTGCTCGGCGAATGGCCGCGATCCGTACTCAGCCACGATCGTCCTCCGGTAGCGACTCATAGCGCCCGGCCAGCTCTGCCGCTGTCAGCGCCTCACCAATGACGTCTGCCAGCGCTTGCGTGTCCATCTCCGGATACACGTCGATCAGGCGTTCGGCCAGCTCGTCCAGGGAATCAACCTCATCCAAAAGCGCGCGAACCTGATCAATCCAGCCATCAACAGCCCCTTCGGAGGCTTCCCCGAGGGCCTGAACCTGGCGATCGGTTGTCGAGGGCTCGTCCTGTCGCGTGCGCAGGGCTGCCGTGGCCGCCTGTCCCCCAAAGCCAGGCGCAGGCACTCCGGTGGATCCCAGCAGCTTTTCGCCGGGCTCAGGCTCCGGGATGCCGAGCTTCTGCAGCGCCCATTTCTCCGAGATGCTCATCACCTTGCTCAGTTTGGGCAGGGCATCGGCATACAGCTTGATGTCTTCGGGCTGCTCCGTCTCAAAGACAAACGACGGCAGGCGTCGCATGGGCGTGTTCAGGCGGGTTAGCGGCTCCACCAGATCCCGCGTCAACGAACGGGCAATCTGGCGAGCGTCACTGACCAGAATGTCATGGCGGACGTCGTTGTGAACCTGTCCCAGAGCGTAGGCACCGCCGCCGCTCTCACTGGTTTGACTCGTTAACGTGCCACCCAGAATGGCCTTGCTCATGGCCGACTCTGCCCAGCGAATCATCGCCATGAACGGGTCAGGGCCGCCTTTGGCCGCTTCCTGGAACTCCAGCTCCATGCCCTGGGGAATGATGCCGGCAGCGGCATGGCCGATGTTCACAACGGCCTTCATCAGGGTGGACTTCTCGGTGTCACTGGCTCCGGCCGGGTACTTGCCCAGTCGCAGAGGGAGCCCGTAGATTTCCAGAAATTCGGCCATATCCCGGGCCGAATAGTTCCGGAACAGGTACGGCCAGGCGAGGACCCGGGCGAGCCCGCCCCGGGTCAGATAACCGGATTTGGCCTTGTGAATGTGAACCAGCCAGCCCCACTGGCGAAGTTCCTCGCCAATGCCGTCCAGGGTGCGCAGGGCTAAACGATCCCGGTCGTGGGCCGGCGTCATAAACCAGTCAGGCTGGCGATAATCGGCAGATTTCAGGCGCCACTGGCCCTCGCTGCGCTCCCAATCATATTCCAGGCACGCGTAGCCATAGAGAATGGCCGCCGAGGCGTCGTACACCATTTCTTCCCAGTCCAGGGCGCGAATGATTCGCTCCACACGGTTGGTCCACTCTTTTTCCTGGGCTGTCGCGTCCTCGGGCGGGGCCAGATGCCAGTTCAGGCCCAGCAGTGCCCGACGGCGCTTGCTCAGCTCAGAAAATAGATGGGCATCTTTCTCTTCCATGTCCTCAGCCAGGCGGGCCTGGTCTTCCAGGCGCCCCTGTTCGCCATCTTCCAGGATGCGGGCCAGCTTTGAGGGCGTCAGGCCACGGCTGGGATGGTCTGCGAACTCGCGGTAAAGGTAACCAACGCTCGCTGTTTGGGGCTCCTGAGCGGGCCCAGGCTTGCTTTCACGGGGCATGGGCAGCCCACGGTGATCAAGGATATCTACCATGCGCCTGTCTCCTGTATGGGCAGATCATCGTCGTCAGCCCAGGGGTCTGGTTGGGCGTCCCAGCGGCTTTTCAGGCTGGGGGCCGGTGTGTATTCGATGGGGGCCGGATCCATGCGGCTGGCCGCGTAGGCCAGAGCCAGCGCAATCGCGAAGTCACCATGGCGTCCGTCTTTACGCGTGTTATTTGGCACCTTGGCGACGCCGTTAACGGTCTGAACCGCACGCATGTCATCAACCAGGAAGCTGTCCGCCGGGATTTCCAGCGTGCCGTCCTCGAAGGCGGCCTTGAGTGGCGGCATGTTCTCCCGGTACCAGGACTCGGAGAGCATCACTTCCTGCACGCGGTGCCCGCCGTAAGCCTGAGCGGTGACTTCCGCCAGATACGCGCCGTTACCGGTAGCATCCATGGCGCCGCCCTGAAGTCTGGGAACGCGGTCCAGGATGTAGTGCAGAATCTGACGCTGTTGCTCAAACGGGACGTTGGCCAGCTCCACGACAAACGGCGTCCGGCGCACCAGGTCCTGCCCGATTAGCAGGGGCACAATGACCGTGAGGTCCATCCGCCGGGCGAAATCCTCACCAAAGGCCAGCCAGAGATTCTCAGGCAGGTTAAGCAGAAGCGGCTTCAGGTGCTTCTCGCACCAATCGCGGATCTCGGCCTCACGCATGGCCGCTGGCCACTGCTTGAAGGCGTCCTCCAGCTTCAGACGCAGCACCGGGATGTCCTTCCGGGTGCGGTCCTCCACCAATGCCCTGGGCAACCAGTTACCGGAGCCCTCCGCCGGGATCACATCCAGCTCTTCGTCGGCCGCATCGCCGTAGAAGTCGTAGACCTCCTGTACCCAGGCATCCTGCCCGGCATTGGTCCACTCCCTGCCGAGGCGCAGGCACACGCGCTCATACAGCCCCTGATCCACGGCCGCTTTAAAGCTGATCCGCTGCACAGAGCCCTTGCGGCGGCCGGCCCGGAGGTCGTTGATCAGCAGGTTAAAAGGGTTCTTGTCGCCGTTGTGAGTGCTGATCACGCGGACCTTACCGCCCCAGATCAGCAGGGCCAGGGCCGCCTTGAGCAGCTCTGAGAGCTGATCGTGGAACGCGGCCTCATCGATGACCACCACGCCCTGCTTACCCCGAAGGTTTGCGGGCCGGCTGGATAACGCCACGATCCGGTGGCCGCTGTCGGGAAACCGGATGGTGAACGTCTTGATGTGCTTGTCGTCGCTGTCGTCTTCCCACAGCCCCTCTTCCACGGCACTGGCCCCGCGATTGAACACGCGGGCCCACAGGGCGCAGGCTTCCACGTATTCGATGGCCATGTCCTGGTTATAGCCGATGTAATAGACATTCTGGCCGCCCGCGCTTTTGGCAGCGGCAGCAATCAGTACATCGTCCGCAGCCTCAGCCCAGGTCAGACCGGTCCGCCGGCTCTTCTCGCTCACCTTGAGCTGGCTGTCGTCGGCAATCCAAGCCTGCTGGTAAGGCAGCAACACCGGCGGCGGAGCGTCGGCGTTGGCGGCTGGGGCGTTAGAAAGTGGGTTCGTTGTCACTGCTCTAACATCCTTTGTTTCAGCAGATAGCCCTCCAACGGCCAAATCTTCTCGACTGCTTTTTTACGGGCGATGTTTCTCCCGATCTCCGCGTCGAAATTCTCCGGGCTTGCACAAGCCGACTCGCCTGTGACGGTGTAACCGTTTTTCAGTACCAGAACGCAAAACGTCAGATGCTCAAGGCTCTTTTTTGGCTTAGAGATACCCGTGTAAACGGAATGATCTTCTTTTTGGCCAAACGCGCCCAACATCCCGTGCCAGCCCGTAAAGTAGTGCTCCGAAGCAATACATGCCTCGATATCAGTGGGGGTTACACGGGGTGCCGTGAGACCTTTCTCGGTGATTTGCTCCTCGATGCCTGACTTATCCACGTTCAGTTCTCCTCTTTATCCAGCGCCGCGCTCAAACTAGGCGATTCCCAGCAACTCACGGCGCAGATCATTGACCACATCGGAAGACAGACCGCCGCGCTTGGCCACTTCCGCCGCCTTGTCGGCCGCTTCCCGGGCCACTTCCTTGCGGACTTCCCGGGCCCACTTCTTCTGGTTGATCGTCATCCGGCCCAGATCCGCCATGGCATGACTCACGGTGGCCATGTGCTTGGCGGCCTTCTCCGGCTCGTGCTCGGCACGGCTCAGGGCCAGGGTGATCTGCATCAGCTGGTGCTGAACCATCTGGGACGTGGCACCCATGAGGGAGCCCTGGGTGTCTTCGTCGGACTCGGCCCAGGCTTTGGCCATTTCGGTGCTCTTGCGCACGGCGCCCATGGCCTCGTCGAACTCTTCCTGCAGGGCACTGCCGTAGCGATGCACCGCCGATCGGGAGAGCTTGAAGCCATTTTCAGCCAGCCAGGAGGTCAGACCCTCGTAGTCCTGAAAGCCGTTACTGACCAGCCGTTCGTTCAGCTCGTCTCGCAGCTCCTGGGGGAGATCGTAGATCTTTGAACGCGGGGGCATGGCTCAGGCTCCCGGCAAGGGTGCAGCAACACCAGGCGTTTTTGCCCGACCCTCGGAGACATCGTTGCCCCGACTGGTCAGTGTCACGATCCACCCAGCCCGGGGCTGCTGGCACATCACGAGGCCCTGTTCTTCAAGCCAGGCCAGATCGCTGTGCAGTAAATCCTTGCTCACGTGGTGGCCGTAATTGCCGCCAAGCTCATCGTTCAGGCTGTATTCGTTGGCGGTGAACATGTTGCGCCGGGCGAGGATTCGCAAAATCCCCAGGCGGCGGCCTTCGGTTTGGAAGTCCTGATAACTCACTGGCCCTGGCCTCCTTTCTGGTTGAGCAGGTACTGATTGACCATGTGTAACTGGTTGGAGAGGCCCCTCATCTGACCACTGACACTGGAGAGGTCCTCGGCGACGTCGTTCAAGCGGTCGTAGACCTTGGAGATATCCTGGTGCGTCGGGGCGTTTTCGAGACGGCCCTCAATCGCGACGACTCGGTCCTTCAGATCATCAAAATCCAATTTGACGCTCTCTATCGCGCTTGAGTTGGCCTTCGACTTGTTCGTCAGGTGCGTGTAAATGAACAGCGCAACCAGGCCGGCGAGCTGAATAAAGCTCATCCAAAACTTGGCCGCCTCATAATCAAACTGCGACAGGTCCATTACGCCCCCCTGCGATCGTGATCGTTCTGGCATTCCACGCAGCGAACCGCCCGTGGGTTGGCATTCAGGCGGGCCGCGCTGATCGGATCCTCGCACCCCAAACAAAGCCGCTGGCCTTCGACTTCCAGCGGCGGTTCACTCTGAGCCTGCCTGGCTCGCTCAATGCCGGCGATCGTGAGGCGATCGGTCAGCGCTTGCGCCTCCTCGAATTGCTTTTCATCCACGCGCTTTGTTCCCTAATGCGTCAGTGAGTTTGTCCAGTAAGCCGCGTCCGTCCTGTCCTTGCTTTACCCGTTTGTCGCGGCTGCGTGAGGTGATATTGATACCGAGAATGGACAGGGCAATGCCCCACATGGGCGTGAGCGCCGTCACCGCGTTGATGAGATTGGCCGCTTCTTCGGGCTCGGCAACCATAGCCCAGGCAATCGCTATGCTCTGAATCATCCAGGTAAGGGCGACCATATAGCCAAAGGTTGGCCTCCAGCGGCGAACATACCCGTCGTTGGCGCTGGCCTCTGCTCGCATTGTCTGGTTGATCTCAGACAGGCGGGCGGTCTCCGCCTCCAGGTGCATCCGCTCAAGCTCGCGCTGGTGGGTTCGCTCCAGCTCCTGGAGCTTGAACGCGGCTTGCGGGTCGGTTTTCAGAGCCTGAGCGACCGCGTCGGGCTTGTTTTCAACCCCCAGAGCACTGGCAATCAGGCCGCCAATAGCTCCACCGGCCGGGCCTCCCAGAGCGCCCCCGAGCAAAGGTGCCGCCGCCGCAACGGTGTCTTTAACGCTGTCCCAACTCCAGTCCATATCAAGGCCACTCCGGGTGAAAGCCGCGCACATCCAGAGTCCACTCGTCGTGAGCCTCCAGATCCTCCATGAGCATCTTGAACGCTGCCAGGCTGTTGAGGATCGCCCACTGCGGGTTTCCGTCTCTGTCCGGCAAAACGCCCGTAGACAGGCCCGGGGCAATGCAGCCTTCGAGCTGTTCCATGAGGTTGGCGGGGTGAATCATGATGAATGTGCGGCCCGGGACATTGGTTACCTCCCAGCCATACAGATACAAGCCGCCCGTTGAGCGCTCCACAACGCCAGAACGGCGCTTTTTAAGGGTGTAGACGCCCTCGGGAATGCAGCTCACATAGGCGCGATTGCCCGCCCAGGGGCGCTCAAGGGTGTGGTAAGACCGCACGGGCGTTTGAAACTCGCCAAACGCACCGCGTTCGGTGTAGCCGCGCTTCAGTATGAGGTGGTTCGACGTGGTGTTTTTCATGCTCCCAGAGTAGGGAGATCGGGCGGTGTTGTAGGGGTGTAAGGGTTCGGGTGTTAGTGCTCAGACAGGCAAAAAAACGATACGGCAGGAGGAAAAATAAGGCAAGGGCGGCGTTTAAGCCGCCCTTTCATATCATCTGCAATATGCACGTCCGAGTCGGTCCCATGAGCCCTCGCTTACCAGCTTCTGAATATCGATAACCTGAACCTGAATTTTAGCCCCCCGAAAACCATAGTCGTAAAGGACCTCGCAGACATAACTCGCGTACCCGTCCCTTCGAGATCCATCGTTAAGAACACCGACTTTAAAAATGTCGTCCTGCGTCCAGACTGCATCTTTAGTAGTTGGCTCCGCTCCGCTCTGAAAATGTCGCTTTACCTTCTCATGCGCCGAACTTTGCGCTTGAGCACTCAGTGCAAAAGTAAAGAATGCGACTCCCACAAATACCAATCTCATTACGCTTTTCATAATTAAACACCTCTTTTATCACGTCTCCGTTCGACAACTATTGAGCATTCAATAGTCTGTTTTCTCAAACTATAACGGGCCTCTAATCAAACATGTCCTGTTGTTGATCGTTGCCTGGCTCGCTGTTAAGAATATTTAAAACCTGACGGTCGCATAATTCAAAACGTAGCGCGAGGTCTGATAGCTTCGCGCCTTCCTGGCGTTCCCGGCGAATAGCCCGATTTCGGACTTCAATTTCAATCGCTTTACCGCGAGCGACTTTGAATCGCTCCCCGGCCATGTACTCACAAAGTGTTTGCGCCGCCTCAGGGCCGATGGCGTTCACCAACTCGTGGTTATGAGACAAGCGCTTCGGAATCCAGATATCCGTGCCTCCAAAGGCTTTCATCAGCTTGAGAACGGCAGGCAGGCCGATGATATCGACCAGCTCAGCCAGGGACTGGGGCAGCAGCTCGGTTTCAACGCTCATTTCTTCACCTTGTACTGGTTCGGATCCACGCCCAGCTTGCGCATGTGGGCCTCCCACTTGCGCTGGGCTTCTTCCGGGCTCTCTTCCATGCCCTGCTTTTTCTCCGTGACTGTGGGGCGGTTGTTGTCCGCTTCAGGAGCCGGACGGCGGGCCTCCGGTGCGACGCTGGCCAGAACTTGCTTGAGGTAATTGTGGTTTTTCAGGGGCTGGACCTGGCCCTTCTGGCGCTTCTCCTGAATGCTGCGGACGGTGTCCTGCAGCGCCGCAATCAGGCTGTCTCGATCAGCGATATCCAGGGTTTCTTTGGCCAGCTTCAGCGCCCGCGCGTTGCTCAGGTCTGACTTCGCAGGGCGGAACAGGGCCAAATACTGAACCAACGGCCGAGCCAGCGGGCGGCCCAGACCGGCCAGAACGCCCAATAGCTCACTGCCAGCATCGTCCTGGATCAGAGCATCGAGGTGCAGGTGACTGTGGCAGACAGGGCAGCGGCCTAGTTTCATGCGTCCGCCCCTTTTCGGTGCTCTGACAGCCATTCATCTGGGCCCATGTAGTGAACACACAAGCGGGCCAGCACTTTTCTGTTTCTGCGCCAGTTCTTTGGCAGTCCGGAAACCTGATTTTCCACGTTTTCAATAGTTAGATTCTGTTCTTCCAGGTGCCGCTCTAACGCACTCAGCAGTCGGCGCTTCTCCAGCTCAACATCGAGGGCCGCGATCACACCGGTGTATTGCTCAACCGTTCTCAGCCAGGCCACACGCTCGACCTTGTACTGACGCTTGGCGATCGCATCCGCGTAGCTCCAGGGGGCTTTCAGCTCTGCCAGCAGGGCTTCGATTTTCTGGAGCATCGGCTCACGGTCCAGGTTGTGCGGGGTGCCTGGGTGCTGGGCTATCCGCTTACGCGGCCGGGCCTTGAAGCCTCTCTCCTTCATGTGCTGCAGCACCTGGTAAAGCTCGGGCACGGTGCAGTCTGCGCAGGAGCGCTTACCGCCAGTGGCAGTGGAGATCGCCAGGCGGTAAGTGTCCTCATCCAGCGCCAGCTGCTTACGGGCGATGTGGATCTGGGCGGTGACTTTCTTGCGGTTGTCGCGGGTCATGCCTGCCCTCCATGCCCAAGCGCGGCCTGCCTCGGACCGTTAACGCCACGGTGAAAGTCCACCTTCTCGCCGTCCCTGTAACCCTGTCTTGCGGCGTCGTAATCATGGCGGCGCGTGCCTGCGGTGTTATCCCTGCAGGCAGTTTCTCCAACTTCCGGCCAGCGCTGTTCTCGGTAGGTCTGAACCGCTGCTTTTTCCTCTTCGGAGCGCTCATAGGCAGTGATCTGTTTCTCTACCGCTTGCACCCATGCCTGGGCGTAAAGGTCGCCACGGCGGGTTTTGGTGGTGCGCTTCAGGCGCTTGTTCAGGGTTGCCATATAGCGTGTTCGGTCTCGCTTCAGCTGCCTGAAAAGCACCTCAAATGCGTAGCCGGCAACTTCCGGGGCGCTGTCCATGCCGTAGAATTCCAAGCGGCTCTCACGCTGGCCGAATAGCTGGGTGACGCTCCAGATCACATCCACACCGAAGGCCCGGCAAACCATGTGCGCCAGCATTCCCACGTGTGCTGAGGGCTTCTTGTTGGAGCCGACAGACACGTTTTGAGACTCTACGCCTTCAGCTGCAACCACGTAACCATGCTCGATGCCGTGCAGCCTCATCAACTTTTGCGCTTGGCGCATGGCTGCGGCCGCTTCATTCTCGTTGCTGGACTTGGCGAGGCGCAGGCATTTCTTGATCTTTTCCAGGATCTTCTCATTCATAAAAGAGTCCTACTTTTTCTCGTTTTCTTTGTTTCGTGACCGGTCACGCTCAAGCCGGGCCGCGTCATCCAGCACCAGCCGCACCAGGTATTCGGTTTGGTCAATAAAGCCCCTGGCCTCGGCATTGCTTGCGATCAGTTCTCGCTCTCCCCAAGCCAGATCCAGCTCCATGCGCTTCATTTTTAGGAACTTTCTCCGTTCACGCTGGGCGCGTTTACGCTCGGCATCGGTCTTGGCCATGGTTTCCTCTATCTCCGTCTCAGTCTTTAGGTGCCATATTTTTCTTTTGGCGGACCTGCTGCTCCATGCGAAAACCGAGATAGCTCAGGGCAGCTCCGGCGGTGAACAAAATTGCAGAGTCAATATTGCCTCGCTCACCCTGAACGCCGACAAATGCTCCCATGACGAAGATCCCAAGCAGATACAGTGATCTCATGTTGAATTACTCCTGGCTGCTCATCAGTGCCGGGCCACCACGCCCGGCAGACGCCCCGGCTGGGGCGTTTCGCTCAATGAAGATGTTTCACAAGATGCCGCGCGGCTTCGTCGGCTGAAATCTGCTCTCCCTCGACGTCGAACATCTCTTTGATCGCCTTGCGGATGGCCTCGGCTCCCACCAGGGCCAGCGCCTGTGCAATGGTTGGGTTTTCCAGATCCATCGCTTTCTCGCCCAGCTTGATGCCTACCGGGATGCCTTTTTCGTTCGGCATGATCAGGATCTTCGTGGCCTCTCCGCAGTCTTCGAGCCATTGATTCGGATCGTGCGGACGACCCTGGCTCTGTGCCTTTGCCGTTGCCTTATTCATGGTTCACTGCCTCTTTCAGCGCCTTGGAGGCTTTGAATTTCGGGGCCTTGGAGGCCGGGATCTCAAGCTCCTCGCCCGTTTGAGGGTTGCGGCCACTGCGGGCGGCTCGCTCGGTCACCGAGAACTTGCCAATCCCGGGCAGAGTCACTTCCTGACCGTGGGCCAGGTGCTCCTGCACGATTTCGGTTAGTCCATCGACCACGGCGGTCATATCGGCCTTCTGGATGACGTTCATCTCGCGCTTCTGGTGGTGCTTGATGATCAGGGCGTCAATCAGTTCTGCTTTGTTCACGTTGTATTCCTCTTTGGTTTGCGGGGGTTGGTTGCTTAAAGGGCCGCTACATCGAGCGGGATTTGGCGGTGCGGACCATCCTGGCCCTCCCGCTCGTAAAATCGCAGATAGCTCTTGGAGCCGGTCACCTGGATCGAATCCATAATGGCCTGCATGGCTTGCTGCCACTTTTCGTCTTTGATGTTGAGGCTGCGCAGGCCCAACACGCGGGCGGTGCTGATCTTGCCCTCTTTGTCGGTCTGGAAAGCGTGCTCCACCAGAGCCTGAACTTCGGATCGGCTGCCAGCGGTCCATTCATGGATGCACTGGTCGATCAGCTCCTTGGCCACCTGCAGGCGCTCATCAAACGCCAGGTGATCGGCCACGGCACGCTTCACCTGGAACTGACCGTCAAAACTTGCGAGCGTCACATTGCCTTTTTTCCCGCCATAAGCGGTGTCATATTCCCTGGCGCTCAGCTCCAGGAAGGCTTCAACCTCGCTGGATATCTCAGCCTTGGCTTTGCGCATTTCCTCCTGAAGGGCCTTAACCTTGGCGATGACGTTCATCACCAGATCATCCCGTAGGCGATCGATGTCTTTGATCTGATCCACCGGTACCAGGTGGCCTTTTGCGTTGCGGCGGAACTGTTCCGCCTGGGCTACTTCGCTCATAACTCAGAACCTCACGTCGTTTGGGGTTGCGGGCGGGTCGTGCGCTTGAAACAGCTCAGCCTTCCGCGTCTTTTGGGGTGCCTCTGGTGACGCAGGGGCTCGAAAGGCCGGACGTTGTTGCGCGGCAGGTTGTCGAGCTCCTGGGTGATTTCTTCGGCCTGCTGCTGCAGAGCGTCTTCCCGGATCAGCCGCACGCGAACCTTGGTTTGTGCCGGCATCAGCGGGAATGGAGCGCCCAGCAGATGCTCATACCGGGCCGGATCTGCCAGGTACTGATCAAGGCTTACGCCGTGCTTATAGAGCATGTGGGCCGAGTAAATGTCGGCGTAGTGCTCCAGGTAAGCGGTTGGGTACATGGTCATCTATGCCTCCTCGGCCGCGCGGCCTGGGTTATTCGGGCAGTTTTGGCACACGCGCCAGACGCGCATCGCCATCGGGTTGTGTGTCGGAGCCGGGCGATCCCGGTATTCCCGGCACTGATCGGTGCTGATATTGATGCTTTGCGCTGGGCAGTGGATGCCATCGAGAGCCGCGAGGATCCTCTTTTCCATCCGAGCGGTGCTCGGGCTGGAGTAACGGTTCGCCAGCAGCAGAGAGACGGCGGTGCGGCTAATGCCAATCCGATCGCCAGCGGCAGTGCGGCTGGAAGATTCGACTTCCTTTGCCAGCAGCTGGACCCAGTGCGGCGGTTGTTCGCCCCAGTTAGAGATATCCACTTTCCTGGCCATTACTCGCCTCCTTCAGTTTGTGGGTGGCGGCGGTAAACCACTTCGCCAGTGTTGGGGTCATACAGCTGCTTGAGGCGCTGAATCATTGGGGCGCGCGGGCCTGTCCACCGGCTGAGTACAAGGCGATATCGGGCCGGTGTCCCCGGTATTCCTTCGCGGGTCGTCATGAGATAACCGGCGCTGGCCAGCATGATGCAGTAGTCCTTCGCGTGGACCTCGGCGACCGGGAAGCCCGGGGTTGATGCCGCTCGGGCCAGATCCGCAGACGTGAACTCGCCAATGATCTTGATCGTCCGCCACATCTGCTCACGGCCACGGCCCTGAGTGACCTCAGACCCATCTTTCCGAACCCGAGGGGCCTCCATCCCGCAATCCTTCGCCAACTCATAAAGAGTCGGCTTGCCCGGCTGGTCTTCGATCACGGCGAGGTAACCAGCGGCTGTGAGGCCCGTCATGTAGTCGCGTACCCGGCCTTTTGGCGCCCATTCAGCGCCCAGCTCCCAGACCTTGCGCACGGTGATGGGCTCGCCTGCCTTCTGCAGTTTGCGCATCGTTTCCCACATGCTTTGGCGGTCGCCCTTTGGCCCCTGGGCATCCAGGTGCACGGGTTTACGTGTCACGTTGCCCATGCTCAGTGCCTCCGCGCCGGTGGCTGGCCGGTGTGGATGCTGCGGTCGCCCCATGTTTCGAGATCGACACACTCCCAGTTGTTGTTCAGGGCTTCGCTGTAGATGCGGTAGAGGTTGACGGCGATCCGGCGCAAGCAGCCCTTCACTCGGTTGCGCACTTCTCCCAGGAGGTCGTCACTCATCTCCACATCCGGATAGCTGGAGCGGGCCAGCTCAACGACGTCTTCCAGGCTTGCCGCCTGGGCAGGCACCCATTCCAGGACGCGGTTATGAAGGCGCTCAAGGCGGGCCATGGACGCCGGCACGCGTTCTTCCCCGATCAGGATCAAGGTGCCTTGGCTGGCGTTATAGATGTCGGTCAAAACGTTGGCTGCCGCCTTGTCGATCACGTACTGCACGTCATCAATGATGATCGGGCGACCAGACCGGCTGAGTTGTTCGGCCACCTGGTCCACCATCTCGCTGAGGGTTTTCATGGGGATGATGCCCATCTCCCGGAGGATGGCGATTAGGAAGGCTTTCTTGGTCCAGCTTTCCCGGCACTCCACGTAGTAGGCACGGTGCAGGTTGGCGGCATAGGCCGCTGCCAGGCTCTTGCCGTAGCCGCTCGGGCCGTACATCACGACCAGTCCGGGCAGCTCCGGGGGCCGGTTTGCTGCGCTCTCTACTGCCTGGGCAAGCAAAGCCACATTCGTCAGTGGTACAATGGTATTGACGCTCATTGATTTTCCTTCGGTTGGTTGCTTGGGTGTCATGGCCATGCTGGTTACATGGCCCTGCGGGCGCTGACGGTTTTGCCGTTAGCGCTCGCATCCATTACGCGCTTGATCGCGCGGAACTGTGGCTGTGACGGGTAGGTTTCCCACCACTTTTTCTCATCTGGTTTCAGCTCCTCGCCCTCCTGAACACGCTTGTCCAGCTTTTGCCAAAGGCGATACCGCTCCATGCCACCCTCGGGGGGCTGGAACTTCTCTTCCTTGGGTGCTGCAAGTTCTTTGGCCTTGGCGCGGCCGGCCTCGATCAGGCGCTGAACGTGTGCGTCGCTGTCGCTCTCCGGCTCCAGAATCCGGATCTCCACATCTTTGCCGGTGACGGTCTTCGCCTTTTTCGTCATCGTGTTGAGCTGGCCTTTCACCCGCTTATCGCCGGCACGATCAACAACGGCGGCCGGGAAGGCAGCCTGGGAGTTGCCATCAAGCTCGGCCTCGCCGATCCATTCGCCTTCTAGGGTGAACACGCCAACGCTGCTGGAATCCCGGTAGTCCCAGGCCACTTTCACTTCCTCGCCGTGGAAGTCCCGAAGCAGGTCTAAGAAGTAAATGCCACCGTTGATCCTTACTTCGCCACGATGGGTTTTGCGGACGTTCTGCGGGCGGGTCAGTGAGGCCACGAGGTCGGCATCGGCTGCGATCGCTTCAAACCCTTCGGCTTCAGCGCTGGCCCAGCATTCCATGGGGCTCTGGTGACGCAGTCTGCCAGTGTCCAAATCGCGGATTTTTCCGAGGCTCGCGTGGGGTGCATAGTTGTAGCGATCCACTGCTGCACTGAGCCGGTCGAAGAACTCTTGAAATGTCGGTATGTGCGCTGGCTTTAGCCCGTTCTTGATAGCCTTGCGGGACAGCTTGTGAAAGCGGGTGGCGGCCTGCTTGTCCATGTCCACGCCGATATAGCTGTCGAAATCCTTGGCGAGTGTCACGAAGGCTTTATGGACGCGTTCAACCGCGCCCCGAGCTTGCGAGTTATATGGAAGCGAATGGGTTATGGTTCCGCCCAGGCGATCAACTACCTCGTAGACAGGTTCGTTTTTGAAGCCACTGCCGTTGTCCACGTAGAACAGACTAAACATCCCGGCGTTGGTAATGCCGTGACGCAGCGCGTCCAGGGTGGCGAGTGTCGATTCAGCCAGGTTCAACGCAAAGCCGACGATGCGGCGAGTATGCCAGTCCAGTACCACGGTAATTTCGGGGCGAAACGGTTGGCCGGTCAGCGGGTTGATCACCTCGGCATCGAAGGTGTGACCATCCGACACCCAGACATCGTTGGGCCAGAGGTGGTCGGTGCTCCGCCGGTTGAACGGTTGCAGGGCTTTCAACTCCTGAGCGCTCCGGCGGCCTTTCTCTCTGACCTCCGGGCTGAGCTTCTTGAGCCAGCGGCGCACCTGGTCAATGGAGGGGTGCGGCGGGTCGGTCTCTTCCACCAGGCGCTCATGCGCTGCGGCAATGCTCGGCTTCTGCGGGCGCTGGTAACGCTTCAGGAATTCCGGGCCCCAGGGCGGTACGGACATATCCGCCTTACGCCGGCGCGGTGCCAGAGCGCGTTCGCCGTGCTTGTTGAAGTCAGACAACCAGCGTTTCAGGGTTCGTTCCGAAAGAGTACGGGTGGCGGTCTTGCGGTCGTTTGCACGCTCCACCCGCTCGGCCAGGTACGGCGTTAGATCGCCATCACGAGCGGCATCCACTAACGTTTGGATAGCCTTCTTTTGGGTAGTCACCTGCTGCAGGCGTTCAATCTCACGGACAAAAGCCACGCGGGCGGTCATCACTGCAATCTGATCTTCGTTCAGATCTTCATAGCGGGGCGGCTCTTGCCCCGCCTCAGGCTGAGAAGGCTCCAGAACTTCGTCGCCAGTGCCTGCACTCGTGAGTGACTGAGCCAGGATGGCGTCTTGAGTTACCTGGGGCAGGCTGGAAAAAGCATATTCTTTCCCTCCGCCGCGACCCTCGCGCTTTTTGGCTGGCCAGATTTCGGCTTTTGCTCTCCGGATAACTCCGCTTACGGAAGCCGGCAGGCCCTCCAGCCCGGCCAGCTCCGCCGCCGTGTACCACTCCTGGACCGGCAATACATCGCGACAGCTCATGCCCGACCTCCGTTGAATAGGCGGGGGCTCACAGCTCCGCTATGGTTAGAGGTGCCAACCAAACCAACCAACAGAAAAGGAGCCCCCATGGCAACAATCGATGCTGAACGAGCTTTTGACCTGATGTACGAACTGCTCAAGGCCCACCCTTGGCTTAACAAAGGCGGCACAATGACCAGCTCTGACGCCATTGCCGAGCAAGAGGCAATTGCTTTTCTCGCAGCCGGAGACCTTTCCAGACAATGGGGAGACTGCGGGGCCGCTGCCAGAAGAGTTGTAAACTCGCTCCTGATCGACTTCATGGTTAAGCTGAGAGACCCTGAATCCCCCATTAGCAGGTCCTCCTGGGAGATTGACACTGATCAACCCGAATGGCGGCAAGCGCTCTGTGTAATTTCTGCTGAAATCTCGATGAGTCATCCCCACATGAAAGTGAAACATTGAGGACGCTGCGGATGGTGGCGAGGTTTTGTGGCGAAATGCAGCGAGCCACAATAAAGGCTTGCCCATGGTCTCGATTCACTTGGTCATGACTGGTCATTCCTCATCTCCCATCAGTCGCTTGAGCTCCCGCATTTCCTGCTGGAGCTTGTCTTTCATCTGCTGCATTTTTCCGTACTGCGCCGCCAAGGCTTCGCGCCCATAGGCGACCCGGCCACCCCGCATGTGAACCATCCAGTCCGTAAACGCGTGTGTCTGGCAGACCTCTTCCAGCAGGGGCACCCTATAAAGAGGGATGTTGTGCTCAGTGCGGGCAGGACTGGACCACGCGTCCAGCATGTGTTTTGAGACGTCGTCCCCAGACAGCCGGCTCATCTGTGTGGCAATCTCGTATCGGTCCAGCGGTGACTCTTTCAGCACGCTGGCGACCAGCTCGCTGACCTGGCAGGCGTAATTACCGCTGCCCGGGGATGGGTGAATCGGCTGTGGAACCTCAAAGATGTCAATCGTGGCGGTGTCTTTGACGCGTCTCATGGTCAAGCGCTCCGCGCCATTTGACAGTGCGTGGTAGCGTTAGATTGAGTATGCTTATGCAATACTCTTTGCTCGCTCACGTTCGGGCGATCGCGGAGAGGAGCAGCGCCGTCCGGATGCCAGCGGTCGGGCCATATGTATTGCGGAGCAATACTTAACTTTCGTGCAATGGCCCTTTCCACGCGCGGGTACCGAACGCGCTTCGCGTTATTGACAGATTGACGTGAGACGCCCAGTTCCTGAGCCAGCAGAGCAAGGGAAGAACCCCTCTTTCGGAGTTGGTATTTCACCCACTCCCAGCGCTGGTCCGGATCGGTCGGAATTTCGGTTTTCATGCGTCACCTCGGTGGCGTTTTTTTGGGTTGTCTATCGTGTTCATGAACATAAACATAGCGCCACATACGTGCTCTGGTCAAGCACATTCGTGCTGGTCAAAGTTAATTTTTCCGCCTTATTTGTGCGCTTTAAGCAAAATACATTAATAATCAATGGGTTGGGCTTACTATGACGCAGCTAAACTTTACTAATCATCAGGTCAAAGTTGATGCCCTGAACATTGACGCGTTCAAGGAGCGCATATCCGTGGCGATAGAAAGGGCCGGTGGCGCCACGAGCATGTCAAAAAAGGCAGGTGTATCCAGCTCTGTGCTAAGAAAGTGGCGCTCCGGGCAGTCGGAGCCATCCAGGACAAACTTGATAAAGATGGCAATAGCTGCGGATGTTTCGGTTGAATGGCTTGTGTCAGGAGAAGGCGGGCTTGAGACTACGGCTCAGGTGGAGCCACTGGGTATGGACGACTACGCCTTTGTTCCTTTATATGACGCCCAGTGCAGTGCTGGCGCTGGCTCCTGGAACGAGAATTCCAGGGTGCTCACGCATTTGAGCTTTACCAGGTACAGCTTAAGGAAGCAGGGCCTGACGCCGGATCACCTTTCAGCGATCCGCATAGACGGTGACTCAATGGAGCCGGTACTTAATAGCGGTGATACCGTTTTAATCGATCACACAAGAACGACAATAGAGGGAGAGGGAATATACGTGCTTCGTTTCGATGGCCACCTCTACGCCAAGCGCTTGCAGCGCAACTTCGACGGCGTCGTGATCATCAGCGCTAACAAAGAGTATGCGCCGGTAACAGTGCCCAGAGACAGGCTGGAGGAGCTGGAGGTGATCGGGAAGGCGGTCTGGTCAGCGGGATGGCTGTGAACTTTCCTGGCCTCAGCTGCCAGGACTTACCTCTGTGCCAAACATCCCGCCGATTTTTCTGCTTTTGGTCTTTTTTGCGCTTTTCCCACTATGCGCTACATTTGGCACTACTTTTTTCCGAATTTCTCTCAATCCCTTGTGCCGCCTCATTTCGGAAAGTTTTTCCACTTCCCATCTCTTCCCACTTACTAGTGCCAAATACAACCCTAATTCACACATCCGTCAAGCCATTCTCAGCCAGAGCACCAACACCGTCCTGGATCTGCTCCAGTGCGGAACCACCAAATGCGCTCATCCAGACCACGGTAATAACGGTTGGTACGATCAGCACCGCTGTCACGAACTCACGAACCGTACGACCCTTGGACACGCGGGCGATAAACATACCAACGAACGGTGACCAGGAAATCCACCAGGCCCAGTAGAAGACTGTCCAGCCGTGGAACCAGGCCTGGTCTTCGCGACCAAACGGATTGCTCAGTGTCAGGGCGTTACCAACGTAACTCGATGAGGTTACCCAGATGGTTTCAAAGATGGTCATGGTCGGACCGGCGAAGATGATGAAAAACAACAAAATACCGGCCAGCGACATGTTGAGGTTACTCAGAATCTTTACACCACCGTCGAGACCACGCAGCACCGAAATCAGGGCTACGGCCGTCACGCCGGTAATGATCGCCATCTGCACATTGATACCTGACGAAATCCCGAACAGGTAATCCAGGCCGGAAGCAGCCTGTTGCGCACCAAAACCAAGAGACGTGGCGAGACCAAAAATGGTTGCCACCACCGCCAGGATATCAATGATATGACCGGGCCAGCCCCAAACCCTATCACGGAGCAGTGGGAAGAACGCAGAGCGAATGGTCAGCGGCATGTTCTTGTTGTAGGCGAAAAACGCCAGAGACAGAGCCACAATCGCGTAGATTGCCCAGGGATGCAGACCCCAGTGATACATGGTCGCACCCATGGCCAACCGCGCGCCCTCGGCCGTATTGGCCTCAACGCCGAGCGGCGTTTCATACCAGCCTGTGTAGTAGGCGACTGGCTCGGCGACGGCCCAGAACATGAGACCGATACCCATACCTGCTGCAAAGAGCATGGCAAACCACGACATCGTCGAAAATTCTGGCTTGGCGTCCATCCCGCCGATGCGGATTTTGCCAACGGGCATGAATATAAGAGCAAGGGAGACAACGACAAAAATGTTGGCACTGATCAGGAAAAACCAGTCAAATTGTGCGATGGTCCACCATTTGGCGCCGTCGAGGAGCTCCTTCGCCTCTCCCGGGAAAATCAGCGTCCCGATTACAAACGCAACAACGATTATTGCCGTAATCGGAAAAACTGGCGCGTGTAGGTCCAGGCCAAACGGATTAATATTATCCTGGCCTGCGACGTAATCCGTTTGGTACTCGTCTTTTACAACGTCGCCCACGTTTTGAGCCTCCTGTTGGTGAAAATCTTTTCAATATTCGGATGCAAACGTTACAAGCTCGCCATCTTATTGCTTTGAGTTCAAAACATCAAAGAACGGACAACTTACGCCCTGAAAACAATCTTAGACCAATATTTCAGTGTTCGTACAAATTACTCCTTGATCCGTCTTGCCATACGGGAACGTATCTCCCGCACTTATACTGTTAATATTCTGCAAACATACTACACATCCACTCAGAGGAGTTTATGGCTAAAACCGAAACCTTCCCCTTCCGATATACGCTTTATGCGCTGAGCCTGACCGGCTTTATCGTTTCTCTACTGGCCAGTACCATCTGGGGGGGCTGGTTTTATGTCGTCCCCGTCCTGCTCGGGGGATTGGCGGCAACCGGCACATGGGATCTGCTTCAGCGTAAACGCACTGTTAGCCGAAATTACCCCATCCTCGCCCATTTTCGATATTTTCTTGAATCGATTGGCCCGGAAATACGCCAGTACTTCATCCAGTCCGACACCGACGAACGCCCCTTTTCACGTGAACAGCGCACCATCGTTTACCAGCGAGCCAAGAACGTACTCGACAAGCGCCCTTTCGGCTCGCAGCTGGGGATGTATGACGAAGGTTTTGAGTGGATCAATCATTCCCTCCAGCCGTCCAACCTGAAAGACGCGGATTTCCGGATCGTGATCGGAAAACAGTGCGCCAAGCCCTACAACGCAAGTGTCTTCAACATTTCGGCCATGAGCTTTGGGTCGTTGTCGGCCAATGCCATCCTGAGCCTCAACACTGGCGCCAAAATGGGCGACTTCTATCACGATACCGGCGAGGGCTCCATATCCCGCTATCACCGGGAACCCGGCGGAGATCTGGTTTGGGAAATCGGCTCCGGCTACTTCGGATGTCGCAACGAAGACGGCACCTTCAGCGAGGAGAGATTCGCCCGCAACGCCACTCTCGACCAGGTAAAAATGATAGAGGTCAAACTATCCCAGGGCGCCAAACCTGGGCATGGGGGTATTCTTCCCGGCGAGAAAGTAACACCGGAGATCGCCGATGCCCGAGGTGTCGAAGCTGGCAAGGATGTCGTCTCCCCGGCCAGCCATTCGGCTTTCTCTACACCCAAGGAATTTCTCGAGTTCCTGGAGAAACTTCGTGATCTGTCTGGCGGCAAACCCGTGGGCTTCAAACTGGCTATAGGTCATCCCTGGGAATGGTTCGCCATCGTCAAAGCCATGCTGGAGACAGGAAAAACACCGGATTTCATCGTTGTGGATGGTGGCGAAGGTGGTACCGGAGCGGCCCCCCTGGAATTCATCAACCGTCTTGGAACACCCATGACAGAAGCCCTGCTATTGGTGCACAACACACTGGTGGGCACCAACCTGCGCGAGCACATTGCCATTGGCGCTGCGGGCAAGATCACCTCGGCATTCAACATAGCCAGAACCCTGGCGCTGGGGGCAGACTGGTGTAATGCGGCAAGGGGCTATATGTTCTCTCTCGGCTGCATTCAAGCGCTCAGCTGCCATACCGGAAAATGCCCCAGCGGTGTTGCAACCCAGGACCCGAGGCGAAGCAAAAAGCTTGATGTTGAGGATAAGAGCCAGCGTGTTTACAACTACCACAAGAACACTCTGGAAGCCCTGATGAACCTGCTTGAGGCGTCAGGGCTCAAGCACCCCTCCGAACTTGGGCCGGAACACATCATCCGCCGCACCTCCAAGACGGAAACCCATTCCTATATGGACCTGTTTCCCTTTCTGGAGCCGGGTGCCCTTCTGGAAGGAGAGACCGGTGAAAGAGTGTTTGATACCTACTGGCCGAACGCTACCCCGGACAGCTTCGATCCGCCGGAGTTTATTCGTCAGCTTCGAGAAACCAAACTGCGATAGAAATGCCCGAAGAATTCGGCGATTGGATGTTTATTTTTATCCGAGGCTGGTGTAGACTTCGCTCCCGCTAAGCCACTGAGATATCTCTCAAGTTTCTCTCTGGCCACTGGCAATTTCGGGGCGTAGCGCAGCTTGGTAGCGCACTTGCATGGGGTGCAAGGGGTCGTAGGTTCAAATCCTACCGTCCCGACCATATTTATCAAACACTTAGCCCGGTCTCGAAAGAGCCGGGCTTTGTTGTTTCTGGAAAACAGCCTTTCTCGTCACCGTTTGGTCACCGTTTCTCAAACCCTTAAAAATCTCGTCACCACTTGATCACCGTTTCGCGTGCTTCTCAAACATACCCTGTGTAAGAAACGGCTCCACCAGTCGGCCGAAATCCTCACCGCCCATTTTCTCAAAATCCCGCTCTAATTGCCTGCGGCGAATGCGTTCTTGCTTCAACTGTTCCTGCAACACCTGGTTGTGCAGAAATAGCAACCCCGCCAGATCGCTCACACGCGACGATTCCTGCTCTGTCCTAGCTAGGACACTCTTTAATTCTGAGCATTGCTCACGAAGCTCCTGCGAACTCTCCCCGAGGCCAGAATCTGGCAGGGTTAATTCATCCAAATATTTCAGCATCTTAGCCCAACACACCAGGGCATCGCCGAGCAGGCGTAGAGCATCCTTTTTTGCGGATTCCCCATCCGCCCTGCCTGACTGAATATCACGGTGAAGAATGTGGCAGTCCGATTCAAAACGCTTTTGCTGATCCTCAAGACACGAAACAAATCCCATGACCGCACTCCTCTTTTGCTGTGTTCTAAAAACATTACCAACAGAAAGTGGCATGGCCCTGCACGAGTTGTTGCGAATAATGGCAATCGTGCCAACAACGAATTCCGGGCGCTGGCACGTCGCTGATTTCCAGCAAATATTATGGATAAAAATAGGAGTGGTGTTATGAGAGTTCTGAGACTCGCAGAGGTGATTGAGAAAACCGGCCTGGCAAGATCGACCATATATAAGTATGCCGATCTGGGCAGATTCCCCAGACCGATATCACTGGGTGGTAAATCCGTAGGCTGGATCGATTCGGAAATCCATGAGTGGTTGCAGGAAAAACAGGTCGAGCGTGATATGCGGCATGGACCATCCAAGGGCTGGGGCCTTTAATTATTTCTGAAAACGCTATGGACTGTAGTGGCCGTGTATAGACCGATAAGAGCCCCTCCCCAGTAAAGTCAGGCAACCCTTACGCAAACAGTTAGTGAGATCTACCATGCATTAATAAACCTACCGGCATACTGGCGACTCCTTGGCCATTACCACCCACTACTCCCAGTTCGACTTATTCGGATAATTCACGCGACCTTTGTAATACTTTGTGTTGAGCGATTTATCAATCAGCACCACACCAATAGAATGCGAAAACCGCCCGCTGCTCCGATAGGTCTCACTCTCATTGTAGTGGTTCAATGATTCCGGACACCAACGTAGGTGGTAATATCGCCACCATAAGCGAGGTGTCTGATGACCAGAAAACGACGATCTTTTACACCAGAGTTCAAGCAGGAAGCTGCCTGTTTGGTGCTTGACCAGGGCTACAGTGTTGCCGAAGCCAGTCGCTCTTTAGATGTCGGCGAGAACGCCCTCAGGCGATGGGTAAAACAGCTTTCCGAAGAACGTGGCGGTGTTACACCCAAGTCCAAAGCCATGACCCCGGAACAGCAGCGAATCCAGGAATTGGAAGCCCGTTGTGAGAGGCTGGAACGGGAGAAATCGATACTAAAAAAGGCTACCGCTCTCTTGATGTCGGACGAGATGAATCGTACGCGCTGATAGACCAGTTGAGTGAGCAGGAGCCGGTTGAGATGGTCTGTAAAGCGTTTGAAGTGTCGAGATCCAGTTATTACGACTATCGCCGGAGGCGGTCCGTAGTGGATGCCACGCGAGTGGCTCTGCGAGCCGATGTGAACCGGATCTTTCGCAAGAGCCGAAGCTCAGCGGGAAGCCGTATGATCACCGCCATGCTTAATGAGGAAGGCGTTGTGATCGGACGCTTCAAGGTTCGCCGCCTCATGAGTGAGCTGGGACTGATCTGCAAGCAACCTGGCCCACACGCATACAAACAGGCCACTGTGGAAAGGCCCGACATTCCAAACCGGCTGAATCGTGAGTTCAGCGTCAGCCACCCAGACCAGGCGTGGTGCGGTGACATCACCTATGTGTGGGCTGGTCAGCGATGGAGCTATCTTGCGGTTGTTCTGGATCTCTATGCCCGCCGTGTGGTCGGCTGGGCGCTATCAGACCGGCCTGATGCAGAGTTGGTCGTAAAGGCACTGGATCACGCGTATGAACAACGGGGAAAACCGACAGGGGTTCTGTTCCACTCTGACCAGGGCAGTCAGTACGCAAGCCGATTATTCCGTCAGAGGCTCTGGCGTTACCGCATGGAGCAAAGCATGAGTCGTCGGGGAAATTGCTGGGATAATTCCCCTATGGAACGGGTCTTCCGGAGCCTGAAGAGCGAATGGATCCCATCACTTGGATACCGCTCGATTCCTGATGCAAGAAAGGATATTGGTGACTACCTGATGGACTACTACAACCGGCAGCGTCCCCATACATTCAATGACGGCATGCCACCTGTAGTCGCGGAAGAAAAACTTAAAATACTGTCCGGGATTAGTTGACCACTACAATTGGCGAAAAAGATGACACGAAAAGTAATGTTTTTAACCAATTCCTCATCTCATCAATCTCAACATTTTTCAACTAGTCGGGCGGTGCCCGGCTCATAAACCATCCCAGTAATCGACCCATCCCGAATCCGATCAACCGCTTCATTAACCACTGACAGCGGCACCAGGAACCATTCCCTGGGCTTCACGGGGTGACCAAACCGGTCTTTGATCTCCAGATCCAACTGGGCAGGCGCAAACACGCGATGAAGCAGCGCTTCCAGTTTGGTTCGGTTAATCCCGGCTAATTTGTATGTGGCCACGATTTCCACTTCCGCCAACAAGTAGGTCGCGTCATGCTCGGCATTGGCGATGCGTGCCTCCACCTTCCCGCCGGTCACTCCGATCTTGTGGATCAACTCCCGGTGCTCAGCTACGAAGGGATTCTGTGACTTGCTTCGGAGCACGTAGATGGTGCCGCTTTCTACATCATCGTCATCCCAGGTATCCCGGAACAACGGCCCGGCATCGTGCTCAGTGATCCGGCGGCCCGTTTCGTCTTTATAGAGGGCGCGTTGAAGGGAACGAAGCAGGATATCGCTCTCCGTTTCGTTGGAGTAGATCACACGCAGCCTGGCATCTCTCTCGCCGTTGGGGGCTTTAAACATATCCCCTATTTCAGCCACGTAAACCATCTGGCCGTTCAGGATAAAAAAGTTACCCTGCTCAATACTGGTGTCCTGGCCAAAGCGGCGGGTTTCGCGAATACCCGCTTTTAGCTCGGCCTCCACCTGCTGGAAAAGCGACCTGAACTGATCAAAATCCTCACATATGGTGCGATTGGCAATGTCATCTACCGCCCGTTTTTCAGCGGTCGAGCGAACATGACGTAATTCCGTCAGCTCTCCGCCAGGCGCCATGTCTTGAAGTTCGGCCAGCAGTTCCTCGTCATCCATCTCTTCCGACGATTCATTCTGAACAACGGCCTCGCCGTCCAACAGTCCCTGGTGATCAAGATCCGTCAGGAGCTCCCGACATTCCTCCAGGGTACGAATCCTATCCAGCCGCACCGCGTAAAGACGCTCGAAAATACCCCTGTCTTCCCCGTGCTGAGGAACGCGGTCATGCTCTTCCACAAATCGCTGAATCTCTTCAAATCCCGCAATGATGCGTTCTTCCCGGGCACTCAGATGCTTTTCTTTTTTTGGCTGGACAAAGTCCTGTAGCTCCGCACTCAGCTCATCAAGATCCATCGTAACGGCCCTCTTCTTTATATCTCATAAACGCAGAAGCCCCTTCCGCCATTCGTCGCTCCCATGCATCCTGAGAAGTGCTTGAGGGCGACCTACCCCGCTCTTTTTTGAACTTCACAGCGCGAATCGCCAGTTCCTTCGCCTCTTCGGGTAACAACGTGGTGCGTTTGGCTGAAATAATCGCGGCAATGCTCTTCAGGCTTTCCTCACTCATGGTCTTGGCCAGAATGGCATAAGCCTCGCTGAACGGGTTAATCCGGTCAATCAGGTCGATATCTAGTTCTGTCACGTCCATCGCAAACTTTCGCACACCGGCAATCAGTGCGGTGTTAGGCTTTATTGTAGATTCCTCACCAGTACCTGTGCCCTCCCCTCCCTCGCCAATGACTGTTTCAAGCAACGCCTGTTTGGCTTGCTGGGTCATGTTTAATGCAGCAATTGCGTGCTGGCGAACCGCCTCTTGGTCTTCGGCATCCAGTTCCGGATAACGGTCTTTGATAATTTTTCCCATGCTCAGCTGGGTCAGCTCTTCCGGAACCAGCTCCTCGTCAAACAGGCCTCGCTCTATTGTGGTCTTGTCCTGCACAAAACTGGCGATCACCTCGTTCAAGTCTTCAGTGCAAATGCGGGAAGCCTCTTCACTCTTTGGCTCCGCCAGGCCCTTGATCTCGATCTGGAACTGGCCAGACTCTTCATTGATCCCAACGTTGCACTTGTTGGGATCGTACCCGTCCTCACCGTAGTCATAACCCTCAACCGGGCCCGTGGCCGTTGCCTTGGGCTTAAACTCGAAGCGTGGGGCCAGCACCTGCTCCATCAGCAAGCTAGCGGCAATGGCTTTCAACGTGTCGTTCACTGCTTCCGTTACCGCCTGCTCTGAGGCATCAGGTTCCGCAATCAGGTTGGTAAAGCGTGCGCGGGTTTTGCCCGGTGCGTCCCGGGTAGAACGGCCGATGATCTGAACGATCTCCGTCAGGCTCGAACGGTAGCCAACAGTCAGGGCGTGCTCACACCAGATCCAGTCAAAACCCTCTTTCGCCATGCCCAAGGCAATGATGATGTCTACATGGTCACGGTTATTCTTCTGTGTGGAATCTTTTAGGGCGGCAGACACACGATCCCGTTTGGACGCATCATCATCCACCAAGTCGGCAATACGAAGCACCTTACCCGCTGAGGTTTTCACCAGCTGGAACCCGGTTCCAGGGTCCGTACCCTGCCAGTCCCCAAGTTCCTCAATGATGTGTTCAACCTCCCGTACCTTGTCTTTCGTGCTCTCCCGGGAATTCACGTTGGGAATATGAATGATCGTTTTCTCATTGGGGTTCAGCACCTCTAGAATGCTGTCTGCATAAGAACCGGAGTAGAAGAAGTAGCCAATATCGAGCTGTTTCAGATACTCGTAGCCGTTCAGCTGTTCGTAATAGGTGTACGTGACCGTATCGAACCGGGCCTCCTCGGTAGGTGCCAATACGGCTTCCGCATCACCCCGGAAGTAGGAGCCAGTCATGGCTACGATATGCACCTTGTCTCGAGCAATGAACTGGCCCAGGTGAGAACCCAACCGATTATCGGGATTAGCGGAAACGTGGTGAAACTCATCCACCGCAATCAACCGATCATCAAAGGCGGCAACACCGAACTGTTCGACCGCAAAGCGGAAAGTGGCATGGGTACACACCAGCACCTTATCTTCACTGGCCAGGAAGGTGCCAACCGACTTCACCTTGCCGCCATTGTCGGTGCCTGGTGCATTGCAAAGATTCCATTTCGGCTCTACGTGCCAATCTGACCAGAAGCCAAAATCGCTGAGGGGCTCATCAACAAAGCTGGCGCCGATGGACTTTTCCGGCACCACAATGATCGCCTGCTTCAGGCCCTGGTTGTGCAACTTATCCAGGGCGATAAACATCAATGCCCGGCTTTTACCCGACGCCGGTGGCGATTTAATCAACAGATACTGTTCTCCTCGCCGCTCAAAGGCACGCTCCTGCATTGGCCGCATGCCCAGCTCGTTGGATTTGGTCGAGCTGCCGTTGCGGGCATAGGAGACTGAAACGGAGGGGACGGTCTTGCTCAT